GTCTAACAGTTCTCTGTTACGAAAGTCAAAAGGATTGCCACCTCTTGCTCTTGTTATTGCATTTCTTAATAATCCCATAATTAACTCATCATATCCTGATAGTTTTCAAAAAACTTCATTAACTTGTCGTTGTTTTTAAATCCTTGCTCTCTATCAGGTTTACCTGTTGGGAAAATAGTAAGGCTGTCTTTGTTTTTTTCTATCTTAAATCCACCTAATCCTTTATTTGCAGCAGCTGTCATAACAAATTCTCCATCACTTAACATAGCTGGTATATCATCACTTGTTTCGGTACCTGGGCCTACAGAAGGACCACCAGGCCTCATGTCTTGCTCCATTATGTCTGCTATATCAACAATATCACCCATAGCAAAACCTGGCCTATATCCTAAAGCACCACCATAAGACATACCAGGCCTTACTCCAGCATCAAAACCTTGAAACGTTGCTTGCGGCATAAGATCTGGTCTAGTAGACAACCGTATGTCACGTAATCCACCTTCAGTTTTTTCTGCTGCTTTTTTAGTAGCTAAACCGTAAAGAGCGGCTAATGCTGCAATACCGCCAGCTCCTCCTAAATTAAGTCCTCCAAGACCTAATCCTGAACCTGTTTGTTGTCCTTGCTCTCCACTACCTTTTAAAAAGCTAAAGGGGCCAGTTCCTTTATTAGGGTCTATATTTAATATTTTATCTGCAAAACTACCAGGTCCTGTAATACCTGCAAATTTAGGCCCACTGTCTAATTTACTTAATGGTGATCCTACTAAATTACCTGATCTATCAATTAAGCCCATATCTTTTAACTGTCCAAAAGTATATTTGTCACCAGTAACAGAATCAACATACATGCCAGTTGGATTACCAGCAGCATCATATTCCATTTCTGGCATACCAGTTTGTTGACCAAGACCCAATATGTTTTTAAATAAGCCTTTTTTATCTTGTCCAGGTAAAATAAACTCTTTACCTCGACCTAATATATTTCTGAAAGTACCACTTTTACCAAAAAACTTACCTGATGTGCCTTTTAATCCACTTAACCCTTTACCTGCTGTTCCTGTTCCTCCAAACATTTTACCGCCAGCAAAACTTAATGCACCGCCAAGCAAAGCTTCTTTTGTAGATAATCCTGATGCCTTACCAGTTGCTGCAGTAAGAGCTGCTTTAGCTACTGGGCCAACTCCAGGTATAAAATTCACTGCTATTGGGGCTACTTTTTTTACTACCTTTTTTACTTTTTTAAATAATTTAGATAAGAATCCAAATTCTTGTAAACCAGTTAAATTATTTATAGATCCTTGCCCAACAATATATTCAGCAGGATTTAATCCTACGGACTGCATATCTTGGTTAATCATTTGTTGTGTTTGTTCAGATATAACAGGAGGCACCACCATTTCGCCTGGTGCTGCATGTATTATTAATGAATCCTCTAATTGTCCTGCGTCTGCTAATTTTTGTACGTTATCTTCCATAGCTTTTACTAAGTTGTTTGTAGATACCTAAAGTATCTATTATTTACCAAAATTAGCAAGTTTGATAGACGTGGCACCATTATTTCTAACTGTAACCTTGCCTACTGCACTTGTTGCTTGTAAACCATCATTTACAAGTCTTGTACCAATATCTACCCATTCGTTACCAGTATATACCTGTAATACCTCTAATGTTGTATTCCAAATAATACTACCAGCATTAAAATTTATAGTATTTAGCTCATTTTCGCTTACTTGACGTGTATTGTCTAGGTCAACCGACCCTAAATTTATTTCTAGTAATCTAATAAGACGGTTAAAAACATCAGGCGAAACTTCCGTTTGTGCTAATGGAAGTTGAGTTTGGAGCAATTTACTCATCTTTTTCCGTCAGTTTTTATATCAATCCTTGTTGCACCTAAACGCCATCCTATAGATAAATTACCGTCATTTGTTGCGTCATCATTACTTTCTATACGTAACGCCATTTGTCTAGCTCTTGCTCTTATATGCGATTGTTGCGTAGTGCTAGATATTTCATTTGTAGAATTTGTAGCTAATGAGTCACCAGGAAAGTTTCTTGTTTTTACTACTACATTTACAGAACCGTTGTTAGCATCTTGTATAAATTTAAAATCAGGTATTATTCTTCTAGCAAAAGCAAATTTTTCTCCTTCACCTAAATCAAAATCACTACTTTCAATAAATACGTTAGTCATAGGTGAGCCATCATCATTAAATCCTTTTTCTTGTTGAAACAAATAACCCTCATTTACTGCTCTAGGATAATTTTCTATACCTGAATCAAGCCAAGCAGTTCTTACAAGTTGACCATAAAACCAAAGGTTTTCTGCATAGTTATAGATTACATATCTATCTATTTCAGATGAACTTGCCGAACAATAAAACCAACCTACTTCGTTTTTATCTTTAATAGTGAAAGCATGTATTTTAAACGATTGTGTTAAATTTATATCACCAAAGACATAATTATGTACGGAACAAGGTAAGGTATTTACAGAACCGTTATAAAAGTAAAAGTTGTTGTAACTCATAAAATATACGGCAGATGGTGTTGTAACAGCTGCTTTTGGTCCAATAAGTCCTGTACCTTCGTTAATTAAATTAACAGCAAAAGTAAAAGGTGGACCAACAAATTGCATACTATATAAAGCTGTATCTGTCCAAATTAAAATTTCTTGTCTAGCCTTGACTGCACCAATTATTGAAGATCCAGACGATAGACGAAGAGAGCCTGCTGTATTAGTAGATAAGGGCTCAAACTCTAACTCGTTTTCTTGATCGCTAAAAGCTATTAACATAGGATCTATAACACCTGTTCTTGTGGTGCCTGATATAGGGTCAGCTCCCAATACTATTAAATGTCTATCAACTTCAGAGGTAATTACTTGTAAACCAACAGTAGGTACTAAATTAGCACCTGTAATACCAGATAACTCTACAGCTCTTGTTGAAACACCGTTATTTTCTGTCCACTTAAATATACCACCATTTCTAGCACCTATAATTAAATCCTCTCCATAATTATCATGTGTCCATATTCTTAGCTGGTTTGTAGAACTTAAAGATGATGTACTTCCAAAAGTTCCCTCACCCCAGCCGTTTATACCCCAACCCGTACCAGGAACATACACATCTAATCCAACATTTACCTGATAAGCACCTACAACCGAAGATCCGCCGTTGCCACTATCAGATGCATTTGCAGTTACTGTAGTGCCAGATGTATCTTTTGCTTCAATAGTATAACTATTTGCGTTTACTATGGTTGCTATTTCATACTCTTGATTAAGTACGGCGGCAGTTATGTTACCTCCTAATGAAGAAGCACCACTAAATGTAACAAAATCATTTTTTACCGCACCATGTGCTGTATCAGCTACAGTAATGGTTGCGTCACCATTTGTAGCAGAAAATGTAACATCACCAGCAGATGTTGTAAGCCTAATAGGTGTGATATCGTTAAATACTGTCCCACTCTCTATATAATATTTAAGGTGTGTTCCTATACCAAGATACTTAGTGCCGCCTAACGATATCCAACCGTGCAGAGCTCTAGCTGTGCCTAAATATGTTCCATCTGATAATTTTTCCCAACCACCAAACTTTTCTGGTCTACCTTTTCTAAAACGCACTAAATTACAATCAAACCATCCACCTTCATTATCGTAGGCAGTTCCCTCTCTGTTAATACCAGGTTTAAATATTGTTTTTTGTAACGGCATACTTATACCTCATGCCATTCTTTGCCTTCAAATAGCAAAGCTTCTGCTTCTCTTCTTCGGACAAGACCCTCAAGAACTTTGCCTCCAGCTTTGTTCCACCTTTTTATTTGCTCAGGTATGTCTGCCCAATCCACATGTGTACTATTAAGTATTTTTAAAAGTGTAGAATTTTTGAGGTTTGTTGGCCCTAAATTAAATGTCCAAGAAACTAAAGCGTCAAATTGGTTTTGTTCTAAAGGCACTTGTACTAAATCGTTTACTGCCTGCTCAAATTTTTCCACATCCTCAAGTAACAACATATCTGCTCTTTCTTGCGATATTGACATACCTTCGTTTATACCGTGTGTAGACCCATAGCCTATTGTCCAAACTCCTGCAGCACATTTATAAGATTCAAGTTTACATCCTTCAAATTTTTTTATTAAAGACAAACCCTCTTGTGATATTTGCATGTTAATCTCCTTTTTCTGGGGAGTGAGATGCTCCAAAATAGAACGAAATAATTGCACTTGCCAAACCTCCTAAATAACCTAGCACTAAGTTAATTAATGCTTCTGAGTTTTGTTCTGGTGGTTGTAGTGTTACTAAAAAGATATATCCCAGAAAGCCACCTATGGTAAATAAACCAATAATTCTTGCAGTCCAGTCTTTACTAAACATACCTCTAGCATGTTGTTTGTCTTGGGTTTCTAGCTTAAATACATCTACATCAAGCTCTTTCATTTGTACTTCAAACTCTTGTTCTGCTTTTTTAAGTTCTAACATTTGCTCTGGTGTAGCGTTTTGTATTGCTTGTTGTATTGTTTTTTGATCGTTAGATACGCCCAATACCTCTGCTATTTTACCCATAGCCATATTACCTAATGGTCCACCCATAGCAGAACCAAGCGTAGGAGCAACCGCACCCACAATATTTTTTAACAAACCTTTCATATTAAAAACCTCGTTAATACAGCGATACCTATAGCACCAATAAAACCAAACACCCCAAAGGTTGCAGCTTTTATAGTTGAATTTATGTAGGTAATTTCTTGTTTTATATCAGAAAACTCATTAAAAGCAGTTTTCCAACGTTCATGCGATATTGTTTCTAATTTTGTTAATCTTTCTGCAACATCATTTACTGTCATTTTTTTATTAACCATTTTGTAATGTATATATTTTAATTGGCTTTTCTTTGCCTTTAACAAAAATACTATCAAGTTCTTTTAACATAATTTGATCGCTAAAGTTACTTGCTTTGATAGTATCATAACCTATTACAATATCTTCTCCAACTTCCTTTGTAGAGCTTTCTAATCTAGCAGCAAGGTTTACAGCATCCCCTATTGCTGAGTAATCAAACCTAGTATCGCTACCCATATTGCCTACCACAGCATATCCTGTATTAATACCTACTCCTATTTCTACATTTAAATTAGCCATTTTTACTTTATCTTGAATTTCTTTGGCACACAAAACTGCAGCTGTTTCATGATCGTGCACGTCTATAGGAGCGTTGAATATAGCCATCATAGCGTCACCTATATACTTATCTACCATACCGTCATAATATTTAACGGTATCTGCTTGTATTGTAAGGACTTTGTTCATAATTTCTGTTACTTGTTCTGGTTCTAACTTTTCTGATAATGCAGTAAAACCACGAACATCAGTAAAAAGAAACGTGCAGTATCTTTTTTCTCCACCTAATACCAGAGAGTTAGGATTATCCTGTAATTTTTTAACTTGCCTTGGATCAAGATAGTGTTCAAACTGTTTTTTTATCTGTTGACGTAATTTATATTGTTGTCTGAATCTTAAGTAAAAGGCTATTGATCCTGAAATAAATTCAGAGATTAAAGTCCAGGAGACATCTATAAGTAATCCTTTTTGAATAAAATAATAACCAACTAATGACGTAATAAACATTAGTGTAGTTGCTACAGTAATGCCCCAAGTAATCCCTAATACATGCAAAGCAAACCATATTAAACTAACAAAAACAAAAAAACTTAATAATTCTACTGCTAAAGCGTAATCAGGTATGTAAGGGCTGTTTTGTATTAATATACTTTCAGCGAG